TACCCATCCCCATACCCATCCCCATACCCAGACCCAGACCCATACCCATACCCAGGCCCATACCCATCCCCATACCCATACCCATACCCATCCCCATACCCAGACCCAGAGCCTCTACCATCGATCATGAAATTACCTCATCCCAGCCATACCCAGACCCAGACCCATACCCATACCCATACCCAGACCCATCCCCATCCCCAGACCCATACCCATACCCATACCCAGACCCATCCCCATACCCAGACCCATCCCCAGACCCATACCCAGACCCATACCCAGACCCATCCCCATCCCCATACCCAGAGCCTCTACCATCGATCATGAAATTACCTCATCCCAGCCATACCCAGACCCATACCCATACCCATCCCCATACCCATACCCATCCCCATACCCAGACCCAGACCCATACCAATACCCATACCAATACCCATACCCATCCCCAGCCCCAGACCCATCCCCAGACCCATACCAAGACCCATACCCAGACCCAGAGCCTCTACCATCGATCATGAAATTACCTCATCCCAGCCAGACCCATACCCAGAGCCATACCCATACCCATACCCATACCCATACCCATACCCAGACCCATCCCCATACCCAGACCCATCCCCATACCCATACCCAGACCCATACCCAGACCCATACCCATACCCATACCCAGACCCATACCCAGACCCAGACCCATACCAAGACCCATACCCAGACCCAGACCCATACCCAGACCCAGAGCCTCTACCATCGATCATGACTCCCATCCTAAAATCAATAGGAGCTTATTTCCCCATTCTCTAGAGATACCATCTCGAATTTCATGCGCGGTCATTGGAGACTCGTCTCTTTTTGCTTTAGCCAAAGCGGCCCTACATCCAGACAAACATGCTCCGGTAAGCAACCGGAATTCATTAAGACTAAGCTTTCTTAGTTTTCCTTCTTTAAGAATGTCTCTTTTGAGAGATTCCATAGACGGGCGCCTTGATTCATCTTTCCAAATAGCATCGGCTATGGCTTGTGCTTCGGTATCGCCATGAGCGCACCAGTGCGTTCCGGCCAGAGTGACAAAATACTTTTTATTGCCATTCTCTAGAGTATACCTCTCGACGGTGTGTCCATCCGATGTAAGACGGACCTTGATTGGGCCTGAAATATTTTCTTCAAGCCCATCGCGATAAAATTTTCGCGATTTCATTTTTTCAATTCTCCCATTCTTCAAGAGACGCATAGGCTGCGCCTGTCATTTCAGCTATTTCAAGTCCCTGCGGGTTGATAATCGTTACGGATTTCAGCTTTGCCCCTATTGAATGGCCGCCATTAGGCTTAAGGCCATTGGCAGCTACGTCACTAATCGATCCTGACTTGTCCCTTGTATAAACTCGCCATAGTCGAAAAGCTGAAGATAGGGTTACTGTTTGTGAGGATGTTTCAATCGACTCAACAATTCCGGCATGAACGCCAGCGACGCCCGCTCTAACTATCACTTTTTTGCCAATCAGTTTATTTTTCATTTTAGTTCTCCTTTATTCCATAGTCTTTTGGTTTAGTTCGTTCAAGCATCTGACAGAGCCATTCATAATTTGGCAAAGTCAAACCATCTGTTTTTTCTGTTTTAAATCGCATCCAAAGAAGTTGTTTGAGTTGTTCAATACTCCATCCGCGCGAATTTGCAATGGCAAAAATTCTTGCTCGCTGCTTTTCGGTGATCATTAGAAGGGAATTTCTTCATCTGAATTGAATACTGGCTCAGGAACAAAATCTTTATCTTTTGTTTCTTTCTTTGCTTCTTCTTTTTTGTGTTTAAGGTCAATCAATTGAACCTTCACAAGTTCCGCCGCAAGCTTTGGCGTTATCTCGCCATTTTTCGCTGGCGTTATCGTGTAAACTGTGTCGTTTTTTCCGCTACCAGACCTGGAAATGGTCACAAGATGTTTTTCAAGGTCATATTCGCCCTCATGCAATGCCCTTAAGGCCTCGTAAACAGTCCACCCTTGCTCGAAAATCTTAGCTTCATAGCCAGATTCGCCTTTTACGATAAAATTGACCCTAAAGCGAAACTTTGGTTTATCACCCGTCGCGCATTTAGGACATAAATTGTCTTCTGAGCATAGTTCAGATTGATTCCCAGCCCAATGAGTCTTGAATGTGTATAGGTCTCCGACAAGAGCACCTTTCACAGATTCTTTGTCTTTCATTCTCAAATAGTTTGCGGAATCAGTTGATCCTCTGGCTTCGAATTTCATTTTAATTTCTCCTTGTTTCTTCAAAATGGTTTCTTAAAAAATAGTTCTGCTGATCTGAGTCTGTGTCTGCACCCATTTTATCAAGGCAATGGATACATATTTCGTCTCGTTTCAATTGGCGCAAAATCTTACAAGAACAAAATCCCCTCATTTCAAGATCGAGTTTTTTGTCAATTAAGCTGCCATAATTGTCAGTCATGTTTGATCCCGATCACGCGTTCCCAAAGAGCAGTTGCAGTCGAATCAACAACTGTCCCATCTCCCAGCATATAAACTTGAAAACGTTGGGCTAAAAAGTCCTTCACGTGAGAATAAATAATTGATTCTAGCGTCAGCTCCCCAAGTATTTTTGCTTCATCCAATTGAAAAAAATCATGAGTCGCGTTTTGAATTGCTTGTTGAAGTGTTTGGGGCGTTCCCTTTGATTGCATCGCCCAACGGGCCCTTGCTTGTTCCTCGAGTGTCACTTCTTACTCCTTTGTAAAGACGACCATACTGCGCCTTTGGTCACACCATAAATCTGAGCGATCTTGTAAAGCGAATAGCCTTTTTTTACAAGATTTCTCACTTGCTTATCAGGAAGCTTTTTGGGTCTTCCGCGTTTTGGCTGATATCCGCATTTAGGGCATTTCATTTTTCTGCCTTTTTAATCGCAGTTCTCGTTCTGACTCAGCTCTAGCTCTGATTTTGTCTAACTTTTTCAAAAGTTTTTTAGTTCTCTTTGTCTCTTGTTCACTTTTTAAAAGTTCTTTTGCTGTCCTCATATTAATCATTCTAATTTATATCGTATATTAATGCAAGGGTTATTTTATACTAAATTATGTCAAATGTTGGCTCCGCTATCTCTGAATTAATTCTTGATTCAGCTATTTTAAAATATTCTTCATTTATTTCAATGCCGATGAAATCTCTTTTGTGCTTAATGGCTGCTTTACCAGTAGTCCCGCTGCCCATGAATGGATCAAGAACCATGTCTCCTCTATTACTCCATGATAAAATATGATCTTCGGCTAAGCGGTCTGGAAATATTGCCGGATGAGAATAGGCTTCTTTATCCAGCGTACTTTTCATAAATCCCGTTTCGAATTTCCATATATTAAAGCGCACTCCATGCGTGTCATATTCTTTACCAGCGATTGCATTACTTTGTGCCCTTGTGGTGCCGTCTTTTTCTCTTTGTGTGGAGGTGTTCTTTGAGCCAGCATAAAGATTAATTCGGTCTTTAAGTAAGTTTGTAGTTTTTGGCTGTCCCTTTGAAATAATGAACATATATTCAAATATTGGATAATAGCGATTTGTTTCAGGAAACGGAATTCCAGATTTTTGATAGATCATAGTGTCATGAATATTAAAGCCTATTTCTTTAAAATATAGTGCTTGGCGGAATGATGTCAGAGATTCTGATCCATTTATTGTCTGATCGTTAACGACCCAAACAATTACTCCGCCTGTCTTAAGTATTCTTAAAAATTGGCCGGAAAGAATCTTAAAGTCTTCGAATGTGAATTCGATTTTATTGCTTCCATATGTTCTCAAATTATCATAGGGGGGGGACGTGACAACTAAGTCGATTGACTCAGAATCAAGATTTGAGCAGACGTTCAAATTATCATTAAGAAATAATTTCATAACTTCCTTTACGCAGCGTGATTAATCCAGAGAGCCGAGGCAAAGCAAGAATTAAGTCCCATGGAAATCAATGGTCTTGCCCTGTCTTTGAAGCAGCCTATTAATCCGTCGGCGTCAGCAAAGGTTACTGTTTAATTGCATCTTCCAATGCAAGGTAGCAACTCACCCCGAATAGACCACTGTTTCCAGCATGACCTCTAACGCACTTATGGCTCGTGTTGTTTCAACCATAACTTCTGGCATCCCCGTGGCCACGTTGAGGCTTGACTCCTATTCGTCCCCCCACCGCCATTCTTTAATTCAGACTACAGGTGGGCTCTTGGCCTTGACATAGGTAGCTATCTTATGGTGTAAGAAAGTTACTTATGGTGTATCTTTCCTATCAAGGGGAGCAGTGGCAGTCAAGAGCCTAACTCCCCTTTCTTTTTATTTGCATAGACTCACATTGTCAGAGAGCTCATTACAGCCGGCTGGGACTCTCCAGGCCTGAACCTCTTGGTCTATCTGTTCTGAAGGCGTAATGCCCCGATTAAGGTCATTAGAGGGGCAAATCATAAGGTCATTGCCAAGGCTGATGCATTCCTGATGGCTAGGTCTAAACTCGGTATAATAGTAGATCGAGTTAGTTTGTAAATTTGTCGGAGGAAGTGCCCCTATTTGCGAGGCCACCAATAAGGCTTGAAAAACGTTCAGTGCAACCATGATAAACTCCTTGTTAATCGTTTTGCTGTCTAACTATTCAACAGTCATGCCAAGAAGTGTCACAGAAAATAAAAAAGGGCCGTCAGCTATACCCTAACCAACGGCCCTACAATTCGAGGAGAATTGAAAATTCTTTCGAAGTTTATACCAAAAGTTTTTTAAAAAATAAATATGAAATGATTTCAGGGGCCCAGACAGTCTATAGTGTTAGGATATTTGACAGGTAAATTTTACAATTTATTGGATTCTTTGGATAATATCCAGTTGAGAAATTGAACCGCCAGTTCCCCCGTGAAATGCCAATCACATCTGCGAGTGATGTGGTGTCCTTGCCATTCCCGGAATTCTTCAGCGCACTTGGAACAAACGCCAGATTGATGCCTAAAATATTCTGGATGATTGAAGAGCCCCTCAAATGATCGTCCATAGTGGTAATCGCCTGGCATATTTGACTTGTAGATTTGCCCACATCCGGGGCATTTTAGGCCGTGTCTGATTATGAGAAGAAATAAATAGTCTTTTGGTTTTAAGAAAGAAAGAAAATATTGAGAGTTCGCGGTTGGAATATGTTTTGTATGGCGCTCGGCGCCCAAGAGGGCTAGAACCCCCTCGGGCGTGAGCTCTTTCATTAGGCGTGGCCTGCTTTTTCGTCTTCTTGAAGCGGACCCGCACCACGTTCGGCTGGCGGAATTGATCCAAGGTTTAAAACGGAAAGGACCGCGTTTCCTTTTCCGCTAATATGTTTAGCGAATTCAATCTCTACCTTGACCGAATTAACGATAGGCGTGACCATTCTAGCGATCACTCCGGCCTTTTGGGGCGTTGTGGTTCCCGCCCTCAAAGAGTCAATTTCATCAAAGAGCAAGTTTCGAATTCCTAGCGTTGTTCTTGTTACATTGGGTAACTTTTTCATTTTGGTTATCTCCTCGTTATAATTCCAACCAAGAGGAATTCTTAGCTGGTGGGTATTGGGTAGCAATATAGGGCGTTGTGAGATTAAAGGGAATAACGAGACTTTACAAAATAGTGTCTATTCCGTGTTCATTTTCCTCTTGCATTTAAAATTTAGGGGCCTTATTACATGCGAATTCAAAAAATGTGAGGGTAGAAATATGAAAGTTTTGATTCTTGTTTTGAGCGTTCTTTTGCTTGAGGCTTGTGGCGGCGGACCAAATTCAACTCCTGATTCAGTCCAGTCTGTCCAATATTGTAGCGGACAAACTTGTCAGGTCACTTTCGACGATGGGCAAGAAGGACTTGAAGGTCCGGGGTATATTTGTAAAGGCAGGATTTACTGGCAATGAAGTACCGAGTTGATGTTTATGATTTAGCGTCTCTTGTAATCGTCGTTTGCGCGTTCATCTTCATTGGATTCTTCTTTGCTGGATGTTGCTACCCGGACCAACCGCCGACTGTGGTTTGGGAATTGCACATGGAATCAATCCATGGCGTTCCGACGCCCAGTCCTGTGCCATTTGTGGTAGATGTTGAATAATTCAACATTGGCTGGGTTTTTGGTTGAACCTTTGGGTTGAAACAGGGAAATTTAGCAAATGAAAATGATAATTTTAACTACTCTATTTTTATCTTTTGTACTTGGAATCTGTCTTCTTTCGGTGGCAAGATATCAGGATGAACAAAATCAATGCTTTCTTTTCCAGCGAGAAAGTCGCTGGCTTTGTATTCGCCATGCGAATAGGTCGTGTGGTGACTCGCGCCGGGCGTCAGGCTTGAAACACTTGGCGTCCGGTTTATGAAAAAGAAACTCGGGAAATACGAGACTAAAACTCCTTACCGAAGGGACCAGAAGAATTTCCATAATCGGAAGTGCCTGACTTGTGATAAGCCATTTCAATCCTACGGAATTCAGAATCGGATTTGTCCGCAATGCAGTCATAAAATGAGGTACGAAAGTGTACTCGAAATATCGGGCTAAGAAAATTCAATACAATGATTTTTCTTTTGCTTCTCAACTCGAGGCTGCGGTCTTCCAATGGCTTCAATTGAGAGTCAAAAACAAAGAGATTTCTGATATGAGATGCCAGGAAACAGTCTATTTGACTAAGGCTAGAATTATTTCAAAGCCTGATTTTTCATTTTATGAAAATGGAACGAAACGATTTGCAGAGGCCAAAGGATTTGAAACGCCAGAATGGCGGATTAAACGAAGGCTTTGGGAACATTATGGGCCAGGCCCTCTTGAAATCTACAAAGGATCGGCCAAGTCGTTTCGACTTCACGAAACAATCATTCCTATCTGTTGTTAAAAACATCAGAATCTGAATTCATAGCGGAATAAACCTAGGCCCAATCTCATCTATTGCACCAAACCCATTTGTCCAATTAGTCATGCGCTGGCTTCTATAATCAAAGCCTTTTGCATTGAAGTCGCCAGCCAGGCCTACATCTAATTCCCAAAGAACTTTGCCTTGAATTTGTTTAAATACGCATCCGCCTAAATGATCGTGGCCGCGAACCGCATTCATGAGCATATAGTCACGATGGTTCCCAAGTTTAGACATGTAGCCATGAAGAAAAGCAATATCTGAAATTATGTATTCTTGTTTGGCATCGAGAATCATTTCAACGCCGTCAAAAGTCATGAGCTCTTTGAAATATGCTTCTATCCAGTGCTCCATTTGTGGAGCACTTTCGACAGTCCTTTTCAATGGTCTAACGTCGTGATTTCCAAGAAGCCCAACACATTTGGCCTGTGGCGCAGCCTTACGACAACTATCCCAAAATTCAGTTACTCGTTTTTTGGCAGTATCTTCTTCTTGCTTAGGAGTGAATAAATTCTGGCTCCGAGGAAATTTAGAGTGAGAATACATATCGAATAGATCGCCAATTTGTACAATAAAACTAGGGGCAAACCTTCCGACAAAAGAGACAAAATCAGACTTAACCCGATCACTTCCAAAAGGTTCATGAAGGTCCCCCAATATGGCTATCCGTGGCCATGGTTCTCGAGGTTTAGTTTCTGCCGGCTCATAATGTTCTAGATGCTTTTCTATATCGACATTGAAGATGGATGAATCTATTTTTGGTCTTCGAATTGGCGCAAGCCCTGCGGCGTTGATTATATCAGAATGTTTTTTATTAATGGCGCAATGTCTGAATTGATAATTTCTTATATTAACCCGACATTGATTATCGGATGGCGTTTGTCCTAATTGGTCGGCTAAAAATTTAACATCTTGCACTAATAGATGGAGTTCTTGTTCGTCCGTCATCAAAACCTCCATGTAAAGTAAAGGGGCGTTACGCCCCTTATGTAAAGTCCTTTTTACGTGGCAGGCGCAGAAGGCGGGGGCGGCGGAGCAGACCCAAGCAAACTTTGTGCTTCACTCAAAACCCACTCGACAATCGTGTTAGATTTCCAAGCAGGATTAAGCGAAATCCCAAAGTCCACTAGCGCTACAACCAGCCCAGCCAATACGGCCTCGTGACTAACCAACCATGCAATTAACGCAGTCATGAAATCTCCTTTAGTTATTTTGTTTGTTCTAGAATTTTATCTATCTTGGCTTCGATCTTGTCAAACCGTTTGTCAATATGACTGGACGATTTATCAGCATCTGCCACGGTCTCAAATGTCATAAACAAAAAACCAACAGCCATTGCTACGGTTACAATTATTGATGCGCACCATGTTAAGGCCGTCTGAAGCTTCAAAGTTCGTACCAGCTATTGGCATTTATGATAGTTGCTCCAGATGTAACTGGTTGAGCCGTTACTAACAAAGATTGTCCTGGATCAAGAATAAAAAGCAAATTTGAATCATTTATCGAACTATATCCGGCAGTTATTACGCGCGCCAAAGTTCCATTGCTAGAAACAGTGAATTGGCCATTTACATAGCAACTAGCAATGCTAGTCGTTGCGCTTGCCGGACGGCAATTGATGGGCGTAGTTTTTGTCCCTTGAGTTGCGATTGTAGGATTGAGGTAATATCTAAAAAAAGTTGTCCCGTCTCCGCTAGCAATGTCCGACGCAGTCGTTCTTAAATTTTGAAACAATGCTTTTTGATTAGGAAAGGCGACGCCTGCAGCCAATGCCGGATTAAGAATCAATGCTATAGGAGTTTCGTTTGTGCTATTTATTGTCTCTGGTCCTATTGGAAAAGAAAATGCATTTCCCAGATAGGTTTGTTTGTTGAAATAGTCCAGTATCGAATGCTCTGGAACTTGATTTTGAGTTGCAGGAGTTAATCCCATTTATTTAGCCCTCTAAAAGTTATCACCAGCAGAATACCCAAATACATCCATCGCCACCGGCGCCACCGGCGCCAGAGTTAGTCGCTCCAGCAGAGAAGTTTGAACCGCCGCCCCCGCCTCCACCACCAGGATATCCGCCCTTACCGCCAGCAGTTCCAGCAGTTGAAGCTGTTACAGTTCCACCACCACCACCACCACCACTACCCGCGGTAACAGTCGATGACCCGCCAGCAGTTGTTGGAGATCCAGCAGAGCCTGCTGCAGGGCTTGAGCCTGAAGTTCCAGCACTACCACCGCCTCCCGATCCGGGAGAAACGCTTGGGCCAGAAGCGCCGCCTGCAGTAGGTTGAATGTTCGCAGGGCCCGATGTGGCGCCGCCGCCCATTCCGCCCCCACCACCGCCCCAAATTGAAGTACCAGCCGCAAAATTTGCAGGAACTGCAGTTGATCCCCCGCCAGCGCCCCCGCCGTATTCAGCGTATCCGCCCGCGGCAGTGATTGAACTAGCCGCACCACCTCCGCCGACAGCAGTTACAGTTGATGCTCCAGGAGGTCCGCCAGCTTGAGCCGTTGCAGCGCCAATAAGACCTATACCACCAGTACCGCCGCCAGTTCCGCCAGCACTTGCAACTCCTGTTACGGCTCCGCCGAACCCTCCACCGCCTCCTCCTGCAAAAACATATGCGCCAGAGGTTTGAGATGTTGCACCGAAAATCGTATTGCCGCCATTGCCGCCATTGCCGCCAGCAGATGCGTTAACAGCATTGCCCGCCGTTCCTCCTTGGCCAACAACCATGTTGACCGAAGAACCAAGATCAGAGGCGTTAAAAATTTTCATTGAATATGCACCGCCACCCCCGCCAGAGCCACCTTTACAAGCTGTTCCAGAAGTGCCTGATCCGCCACCACCTCCACCACCACCAGCACCGATACAAACAACTTTTACTACGGAAGGCGTAAATGTAGTTGGCTTTGTCCAAGTTTGGTTTCCGAAAGTTGAAAAGACTTGAACGTTCGGAGAAGATGTGCCAGAAGACTGAACATAAGCGCCGGCAGCGTTGGTTACATAAAATCCAATGGAATTTCCACCGTAATGAAGTGTATATCCAGGCTGGAGGGTCGCCGTGTAAAGCGTGAAATTTGTAGCACTTACCAAAACGCTTACGGTAATCGTTTGGTTCACGGTATCTAAATTGTTAATTTCTATTTGGTCCACTTTATATTGTGCAGAAGCTGAACCGGTAAGCATCGCAACTTGTGTTGTGCCATTTAAACTTCCACTTACGTTTGCTGCCGTATTTAGAACGTTTGCATTTACGTTAACATAGCTAATAAAGTATGATGGCTCGGTAGTGGTTACACCAGCGCCCATCTTTGCTTCTAAAGCGTTACTGGTTCCATTGAGCAAGATCATGTGTAGACTCCATAGGTGACCATGCCACCAATAAGGGAAGACGAAACACTAGAAATAATATTTAATGGTAATTGAAAAACAGTCCATTCAAGTGATGTTCCTGCCGTTCCATATGTCACGCCAGGAGCGATATACGCTGTCCCAGCATTTTCAGAACCTAATTGTATTTTTATAGTTACAGCACTCGTAGTTCCTGGAGAATATATCCCCTGCAAAGCACATGGGTTTCCGAACGTATTTCCTGCGATTGTGGCTGTAGCAACACCGCTCGCATCTATAATTACAGTCCCATCCGTTAACTGAGCAATTGCTGATGCAGAAGCCGAAGATGTTAATTGAAATCTTGCTGCGACAAAATAGACAGCACTAGCAGAAGACGGCGTAAATGTAATTCCTGGCAAATTGCTTGCTGCTGCCGTTATTGTAATGCCTCCAGCAGCCCTTCCAGATGTAGAAAATCCGGCTGTTCCTGAAAATGTCGGATCGGCAAAAACACCAGAAGATGTTGTTGTCCATTGCGCGGAAGGTCCAAAATAAGCCGAACCATAGGCAAGCGCAGTTCCTGATCCCCACGTTGGTGCGCTCGCGCCGTTTGATTGAAGGACTTGGTTTGTTGTTCCGGCCCCGGTATTCTGAAATTTAGTTCCATCGGTGTAAAGAACCCCGCCAGCAGTAACGGCCAAAGAACCATTGTCCGTTCCACCGTTAGCGATAGGCAAAACACCCGTTGTTTGAGAAAGCGGAAGAGACAGTGATGATAGGGTTGTCAGTGTAGAGTTAGAAGACGCCGTTATATTAGCCGCATTCCCAGAAATGTTTCCAGATACCTGCGAGCCCGGAAGAGATAACGATGATAAGGTTGTCAGCGTCGAATTTGAAGAAGCGGTTATATTTGCAGCAGTTCCTGTGGTGTTTTGATTGAGCGTTGGAACGTCAGCTACTGCAATCGCGCGAAAAGCTGCTGCCCCAGAACCACCAGTTGAAGGGCCAGCTAAGAAAGCATTTTGAGATTGGCTCTTGAATGTAGAAATTGTCAGAGTTCCAGCACTAGTGACTGGTGTATTTGTGATGTTGAATGTGTTTGTAGAATCTGTAAGACCTACGCTCGTAACCCCGGTAGCGGGTGCTGCGGCCCAATGGCCAGTGCCCGCGTTATCGGTAGAGGTCCAAATTTGGCCAGAGGTTCCCTCTGATCCATCCTTAATTTGGATATGCCCACGCAAGCCCGTTGCGGTTCCAGTTTGAAACAGAATCGTACCAGAATTGCCAGAACCCGCATTCCCTGTTTCAATCCAAATCGAAGGGGTATTGCCGCCAGAACTTGCAGTAAAAATTCCTAAAGATTGTTGATTTTGTGTATAGAGAGCAAGATTTGCAGTATTGCTACCATCTGGCATGTTCTGAGAAATTCCTAGAAATCCCTTGGTAGTTGTTCCATCTGTAGCGCCGAAACTTTCACTGCTAACTGACAACCACGGATTATTATACTGCCCGAGATTTATGGTTCCGGCACTTCCTGGATTGATGTCAACATTTACCGCAGTAGAAGCAAGATTGCTTAAGGCAGTATTGGCTAGCCCTGAAATTGAGGGAACAGAGAAATAACCTAAAGTTCCACCAGAGTTAGTTCCGTAATATTTGCTATTTCCAGGCGTTGCCGAATCATTGACAAGCGTAACGGTCCCAGAATTGTTTACGATACTGTCAGAGAAGGTTAACGTCGATTGATCAGTGGACGCAATCGTTAGGGTGTTTCCGCCGGATGGAGTGATCGTAATGCCGGTACCAGCCGCGATTGTTAGCGCGCCAGTGAGGGTGTTAAGGCTTGATACGCCGCCTGATCCGCCCCCTCCGCTTGGTGGCCATTCGAACGAGGCTATAAGGCCCCCTAATTCAAGTCTTTGACTTGCCCATAGGCAGTCAAAGTACCTGATCCAGTAGAATTGGTATATTGCAAAAGCAAATATTTGAACGGAAGCTGGTTCAAATCCACCGCATATCCACCAGCCGATCCGGTTGGTTGAGTAAGCGCAGGATTAAACGTGAGCGCATAGAAATTTAATCCAGAACATGAAACCATAACAGAAAAAGTTCCAGTCGGCGTTCCTGTCCACGTGATTTCAAGGCCCATATTGTCCATGCGGGAAATATCAAGAATCTGAGTATAGATTGTGTTTGTGCCGGACATTGCCCCATCAAGAAGGCCAGAAGGGGCGGACCCTTGACCTTGAACGGTCATATTTTGGGGATAAAACCCGGTTGCAGGATTTGTTGATTGCCAACTTAACCCAGGAGAATTAACAGGAAGGCTTGAAACAGAAGGCGCTAAAGGACCTAAAACTACCGGATACTGATTTTTCCCACTAATAGAATTACCCTGCCTTCCCAAAAAAGGTCTACGGGTTGCTAAGACCCGCGGCTTCTATTAATGTCGAGATGTTTCAGAATTTAGTCTTTTTGATCCAATTGGCGCTTTTGATTCGGAAGGGCAGACTGTTCACTTGTCTTATTTAGTTGCTTGAGTTCAACCCCAGAGGCCTTCTTGGGCTGTTTCCCTTGCGGCGTTTGTTGGCTCGGCGCATTCGCTCTTAAAATAGCTTGCATGGCCATTGGAGTCTGATTTGTGGTTAAGGGCTGTCCCATAAGCCTTGAAAGGCCCTGTTTTTGGTGTCTATTGAGCGTCTGGCCTTGAGTTTTGGCGTCAATCAAGCCCTCACCCGATTTTTCAACCATTGATTGATATAGGGCAGGATAAAGCGTCTGGACCGTTTGAATATCTTGAGGCTGAATCGTTCCTTCTTTGGCATGCTGCAAAATCATGTGGGGGTTTTCGGCTAAGTCTAAAGCCCTATTATATTTGTTCTCTGCGGTTATGTCTTTTGGTTGAGGAATGTCCAAAGGAGCATTCTGCGTTGTTTTTGGTCTAAGCCCAGAAAGATAGTTAGTCGCTTGAGCTGATTTGTACCCGAGTGCCGCTGCGTGGCCAGGGAGCGTCTGTCCTAAATTTCCGCCAAGATTTAGCATTTGATCTGGATTTTGCCGTAATTCTTCTAGTCGCTGTTTTAATTTTTCACGCCTTTCTTTGTCTGGCTTAAAATCTAATTTTTCAGAGCCAAAGATGTTTTTGACATTCGATTTTGTAGCCTTATATCCACGCTTTTCTGAATCAACATAATCAGACAGATATTTATGCGGATCAGGCGATTGGCCGTTTGAACCAAACTTTGTGAGAAGATGTGAGAGGCCTTGATTGGCGGCAACATGGTCAAGCGACCGAGAGGGATTGGATAAGAAGGCTTGTTGATCTTCGACTTGGCCACCGCTGGCAAAATGTTCGCAGGATTCTAGATGATCGCCAACGCATCCACCGTGGGCGAAATTCCCCTGCTCAAGAGATGAGCCTCCAGGCCCCGCATAGCAGAGGCAGTTAGGGTGACTCTTGCCGAATGACTTACACCTAGGATTGATGCATGGCGGATAATGCTGCTTAGTTTCCCCAAGGTTACCAATACTAGGAACTGTATTCCCAAGATGTCTTAAAACCGGATCGCTTTCAGCAGAGTATTGAGTAGAATTTGAACCGTCAGTTACAGTCTTTGTTCCGCCTGAAATTTTAACCGAGGGCGCAACTTTATTTGGCTCGCCCTTCGCACGATTGATTTGATTCGCTGGATCGTTGGGAACGGTAGACGAATTGTCAGTAGACCATTTGGGATAGCCCGCTTTTTTCCAATAGGGAGACCCTTCATCTTCTTCGGTAGAGGCTGAAGAAAACTGAGAACCGAGACGACCTCCTAAAGCTAATTTGACAGGCTTTTTTTTGTGTTTCAAATGATCTCGATTCGTTTGTGTTTTCTTGGTTGAATTTGTTGCGGTTCATCAGTCAATTCTTTATGAATTCGCTCGAGCTCGTCTTTTTGCTGTTGTTGATAAACCGGGTCATTTTGTTGGGCATCGTAAATGGCATTGCTATGATAAATCCAGCCGCAAAGCGCCAAATATGGAAGACCAAGAACAATGAAAAGGCCAATAAATACTTTTTTCCATTGGCCCCATTTTTGGGGCATAATACGCCCAATTATTTTGCCGATGAAGAAAAAAACCAGAACAATCAGAGCTAAACTAATCATAAAATCTCCTTGTTCCTTTCATTATACCATGCATCAAGACAGAATTATCGGTAAGTTATTCCCTTGTCTTTTAATGCATTTGTTTGGACATGATCCATTATATACTCTTTTAAACCGCGTAATTTGTCATGGGCCAATTCTTTTGAATCGCCATATTCTGGCATGAATCTTGTCATTGCTTCTTGAACGAATTGATCGCCTCTATTGCCTAGGGCGGCTGAAATTATACCTTGCAGCCTGCCTCTATCCGTTTCGACTTGTCTATTGGATTCTGTCGAGGGAATCATGTGGCCTAGGCCTTCTCCTAAAATACCGCCCAAGACTCCTGCCTTTTCCGCCCCTCCAGCTCCGGCCCCAGTTGCTCCAGCTATTCCGGCCCCAGTTGCAGCCCCCGCCGCACCAATAGCGTGAGGACTAAGGTTTCTAAGCGCACGCCCAATTGGGCCAGCTTTTTGCACGTCTTTTACAGTTTGTTCGAATATTTTTTCATCTGTTAAGCGACGGATATTTTTATCAGCAATCGAAGCATTTGCCATTTGTTCTTTAATGGCCGATCTCTGTTCTGGGCCTACTTCTGGATGATATTGAGGATTACTCAGGATGCTGTTGGCAATCGCTTCCCCCTGGGGGGTAAAAACATTAAATTCATTTGCTTTTTCTGGCGATGCCATTTGGCCATTAGGAAGCGGCACTTGTTGGTTAACATTTTGGATTCCAGAACTAGAAGGCGTTCCAGTTCCAGCCGATGTAGATTGGCCATTTCCCCCAGCATTTCCAGAAAAGTTGGGAAGCGCATTGAAGTTAACCGCAGCATCCCGAATATCTTTAGCCTTTGACACTGCCAAATCAGATTTCAATTTTTGAAGATTTACAAAGGCTTGAGGCGTTCCAAGTTGCTGAGCAATTTTTGAAGCCTGATCTGTGTAGATGTCGGCCATAGAAGCCCTGGCCATTTTTGAAGCAATGACTTGGTTTCCATAGAGCGTGTTGTACGCTCCGAAAATTGTTTTCTGATTTTCATTGTTTTGAATTTGCGCTTGAACATCTCGATCAAGGCTTTTGTTCAAAGTATCTTGGGCGAAATTTGTGCCATGAAATGGAACAGAAAGGCCGCCAAGGAAAAGGCCAAGTGCTGTTGATACTTTTTTAGGATCGGACATATTGTCCCACGCGGCATTTGGGTTTATATTTTTAAGATTGGCCGCCAAATTATCAGCGTGGGTTGAAAGAGCATTCACATTGTCTTGGTCTCTTTGTGCTTGCTGTTGAGCGGCCTGAATTCTTGCTTGCTCAACGGGAACCATGGCTTGAGCCTTTGCAGCATCAATTTTTTCTTGATTGCTCGCAGCTTCTTGACCCATCTGCATAGCGCCAGTCGGATTTGTAGAACCATTGGGAAGATTGACCGGCGGATTAGCTGTATTAAGCGCCGGTTGTTGAACAGGAACATTTGTCGCGGCCTGTGTTGCCGCAGCCGACTGAGGTTGAGGCGCTTGATTGACATTCACTGTAACTGGCGGCTTTTGATCTGCATCAGAATCGTCAGACGAAACTGGCGCATCTGGCGTGCCCTCATCGTAATGAGCGACTTTGTCCTTAGCTTTTTCTTTTAGCTTGGCTTCTCCGCCTTCATATAATGGCAGACGCTTCATAGCCTCCCGCTGAACCGGCGAAAGGGCTTTAAGTGCTACGGTTATTGTATGGCCGCCCTCGTGTTTCATTGTCGCAGTTTTTTTATCTTCTGCGACCTTCTTGAATTTCGAGAAATCAAGCATTTTTCATTGACCCCGGCTTTTTAAGATGTTTGCCCGTTGCGCGAAGGCTTTTCAATGTGAATAACCGCATTTTGTCAGCGTTCCCAGTTTTCTCAACATGAATCGGAATTACAACACCGCCTTCATCCAAAGTCGCTTTCACAGTGTCGTTTTTCAAAGAATCTTTTCCCGGCACCTTGTCTTTTCCTGGAACAATCTTCCCAAGCTTTTTAGGATCAGCGCCGTGCTTCACCATTTCCACTTCTTCAGGGCTCAAATATCTTTCGCCAGGAGAAACCATTGCCGGCACCTTTTTTGATTCTCCACCCTTGGAAAAGTATTGCGCGAAATGGGCAGCCGATACTGCATGTTGTTCGTGAGGTTGAAGTTTAAATATTTCTCCACCATGAGCAACATTGATTTGATCAAGATTGGATGCGTCTTGTGTTTCTGAAGGACCAGCGTATTGATTATTAAACAAATTCGTATTATCGGCCAAGGCTGCATTGGCACCATTAACACCACGATTCAGATAATTTTGATGGCCCTGATCATATCCAGATGCTGCGCTTTTCGCTAAATCCATATTAGAATCGGAAGGCCCAGAGTCAATTGATGGACCGCCAGATGCGGATGACTGATTATATTGCGGCATTACTTGTGGACTACCGGGCGGATTAACTATCGCCGCGGTTAATGGATTGGCCTGAATTTGACCGCCATCTGCATGTTTTCCGATATTCATGGCATTTAGCACGCCAGTCGGAACGCCCATGGATGATGGGTTGTTAGGATCAGCGGGAACAGAACCGCCAGAATCATAATGCTCCATCCCAAGTTTAGTCATTTTATGAATGAATTCTAGTTTATGTTTTCCGTGCGGATTTACTTCGCCGCCCTTGTTTAATCCAATAGCACCCAAAACACTTGATGCGCCAGATTCGATTCCGCCTAAAATTCCTTGGTTATTGCTTGAATTTACGTTGTTGATGTTTGATTGTTGGGAAACTGCCGCATTGTTTGCCGACGTATTTGCATTCTGCAAAATTCCTTGTTCATTTTGTTGGGCCGTATTCAGGGCAGTTGTAGCGCCTTGACCTTGTGCTACTTGTTGAGCACCAATACCTGCCGCCGCTTGTTGTTCCGCTAAGGCTTGTTGGGCCTCAAGCGTTGCAGCCTGTCCCGCCGCCGCTTGTTGAGTCCCAGCGCCAGTTTGTGCAGCCTGTCTTTCCATTAATCCAACATTGGCCGCACCACCACGCTGTCCAGCTGCAAGGGCTGCTTGATTTGCGACATTTGTCCCAGTCGCTTGAGCGAGTTGAGTCGCCGCAGGATTTGGACCAGCTCCCGCAGCCTCATTAAGTGCTTCTTGCTCTACTGTGTTTTGAGTATTTACACCGGTCTGAACGCCAGGATTTAAAGTGTTTGTGAGAGCAACCTGTCCATTGATGGCATTATTTGCGCCAGTATAAGCATTATTTAATTGAGCAGCATTGGTTCCTTGTTGGATGTTTGCCGACTGGGCATTAAGGCCAAGAGCGTTTGAAATTCCCCCGATTCCCGTTCCGTTGGTGTTTGTTGGATTTCCAGGACCACCGACCCCTGCGGGAGTAATGTTAGGTGCAATCGCTGCTCCGCCGTCATCGAAATATTTCCGGCCAGCGATCTTTTTAATATAACCGCCCTTACTATATCTGATTCGTCCCATTCTCTCATTGAACTTCCTTGCTTTAGCGATTTCCATTTGTGCCCACCGTAGTTTGCGCAGCCAACGGACGCCACGCCCGAGTTACGCCAATTATTGCCGTGAATGCCGATAACGTCAAGCCCGCTCCAGCAGTAACGCCTTGAGTTGAATCATAAACTTCTTGAATAGAAACTTGAAAACTCTGACATTGTTGTTGAGCGGGTTGAACGCGCCATTGTTCCAAAACTGAAGCGCCACCGTAAGGCGATGTCTGGCCATAAAAAGCATCTGACCCATATGTCCCGGTATTGTTGATCGGCTGGACTTCAGCTTGTTCGCTCAAGGGCCCAAAGTCATAGCCGAATTGAACATTGAGATTATGAGGCGTAATGAAGGAGCCCAAGAATTGAAGTTCTAAGAATCTCTGATAGCCTTGTAAGCCCTGTAGCTGAATCCAATTTGAAAGCGCATACATGTTAATCGGAGTTGAGACGTCAAGATATTTTCCAGGAGTTTCCTGCAAAATTCTATCGTACTGATCAAGATAAGTGTGAAGGCCATTATATAGTGTGGCAGAAACGCCTGGAACATTGGTAAAAGTGCCCCATTGGTGAAAATAGTAATCGTACATGAGGGCAATTCCAGTATTAAGAATAAATCTGACTTGAGTCGTTCCGGGGATTACTGTCGCAGCCGTTACCGTATTTCCTAAAACAAGACGTTCAACTGGCGCTCCGATGTAAAGCGGCTGCAAACTTCGAGACAAGAGCCATATCCCCTTATCTGATTGGAAAAGAATTCCCTCGTCAGTTTGGACAATGCTATTTGGATTGTCGCAGCCAACAGTAGATGAAATGTAAATTGGCTGAGAATAGGTGGAGTTTGCGCCGGTATTATCGGGTCCTGCGCCATTCAAATAAAAGAGCCCATCTTGTTTAAAAACGATCAACTCTGTGTCCATTGGACAAAGAGCAGTTATGGGACCGGTTGATCCTTGGGCTCCAGACGTAGGGGCAACATAGTAGGTAAACAAGTCTGAAAATTCAACACCCGTTCCCTCAAGAACCTGTTTTGAATACCACATAGAATATGGGTCTTCATTGTCAACAATCCAAAGTCTGTCGTCAAACATGGCAGAAATTGAAAAAGATGGTGCTGCAATATCCTCGACAACTCCGCCGGTCGTATATATAAGACTGTTTCCAACAATGGCTGCGTCGTTTTGTGTATCTGTGATCGTGACATAATCAACCGCAGGATTGTTGAGCGTAGGGCTAGATACCGATGTCACCTCGTAATAATTCTGGTTGGCTGTTGACCACCTATATAGTCTTAGTACTACTTTGTTGGTTGTCTTTCCTGTTAGGCGAAGCGTTGGGAAATAGATAGTATTGGTGCCCTGATCTATGGTTTTGAGGGTATCGCCTGACATCCCAGAAGCGCCAAGAGTTGGAAGATTTATGATGATCGAACTTGTGGCGGTAATTATTTCAACGATCTTTGTATTCGCCTGAAGATTGCCCGGAGTCGTCGTGTCTGTTATAGTCTGACCGACAAAAAGGCCAGTTAAACTACTTACAACAATTTCAACAGTCGAAGAACTAAAGGAGCCAGTGAATGAAAGCCCTGATCCAACCGCAACAATTACGGGAACTGGAACACCTGGAGCAGAGTATTGTGGGTTACCTTGCGCATCTGTCCAGTAGTAAATCCCCTGATAATAATACTGCTGAGATGATAGCCCACCTCCAGAATTCGCTGTTGAGACTTCAATTGCATCGGGCCATAAGTGAAATTGATGTTCAACAGGCTTCACGCCATCAAACATCCATGGATATCCAGCACCTAGATGAAGAATTCGACCGGTCTCGGCAGATGAAACTTGAGCGCCAAAAGTCCAAGTCGATAAATTTAGACCAGACTGGGTGTAAATCGGTGGTGCGCTCGCGCCCTGGGTGGAATTCGTTCCCACTGTCGCGCCTAGAGGTCCGGCTGGGTTTGCAATAGATGCCAGAAAATCCTTGAACAAATAACCGATTTGAAAAACCGTCTCGCCATTTACCGTCGAAACGTTTATCTGTGGCAAGATTTGATTGATGATGTAGCCGCCGCCGTTTGAATACGCTAGCTTTCCGATCACGGTTCCTGATGCATTGATAAGAAAATATGTCGGCTGATAAACGCTTGAATAACAGACAAGCATATAATTGACGCCATTCACAAGCGTCGCTTTGCTTGAAAGTCCAATACCCCGAAGGATTATTGCAGGCGTTCCAGCGGTTCCGCCAATCGTACAGGTATTTGTTGAAAGATAATCAGTCTCAAGAGTCGAATCGTAAGTGTAAGTATTGGCGACTTCATAAAAAACCGTCATCACTCCATTTGTGGCGGTCGATGTTAGCCCATTATTCAAAGTGATTGATGCGACAACCCCAGTAATTGCTAAAATCGGAGAAAGTGATGACGAATATGCGGCGGTCTTGATCGTGTTTGTGCTTGCTTTATAGAACGTGACCCAAAGTTGACTGTTGACCGAATCAAAAGCTAGAGAAATAAGATCGGCTCCGGCAGATGTTAGGCTGACTGTTCCGCTTTGTACAAGAGTGTTGCTGAGAGATGCTAGTTTTATAACGCCAGAATCTTCCCATGCGAGATACAAAAGGCCTGCGTTAACATTTACGCTCAAGGCGTCATAAGCCGCCGAAATGCTAGTGATGGCCGTTGATACTGTTGCGGGCGCGAAAGGACTTTTCGGATTTCCGAAGGGGATCGCTATGTATCTCAATGAGGCGTTACTAGAGACTGTAGCAAGATATGTGATTATAAAATAATTGCCGACGACATTGACCCGAGACATCGTTGCGCCTACATCGGTTCCGGTTGTCAAAGAAACCGAGGGAACAATCGTCCCGCCAGTTGAAGAATCTGTGATTTGATAATAGGAATTTCCATTGGAATCTAGCCACGTCTCACAGACAAGCCCGTTTGGCGCAACGGCAGCATCAACCGTCGTTTGAGATGTGGCAGAACGAACAAGAGGCAAAACGCTTAAGCCCATGGGCTGAAGAGGTCCTGTGTTTATGACTTGATTAGTATCTTCGGAATAGAGATTTAGCGAGGTTCCAAGAGAAACTAGATTTCCAAGATATGTTGTGATTGTTGCGGCATTGGGAATCGTCGTAATAAGCCCATAGCCGTTTCTTTTTGTTAGACGTTTCCCAACAGTAAAAACGCTATTCTCAAGAGCAAGCCAATTGCCCATTGAAATCTGCCAAGGATCGGTCTTTAGATCAACCCCTTGAGCAAAGTTTATAGTTATTGGCTGAGGAACAATGCCAGCCATCTTATGGCTCGTAAGCAATCATTTTAGAATATTGAATACCAATGGAAGTAACCGAGGCACCCTCTGTAGCAATTAATATTTGATATACTTGCGTTCCAGCTGCAGGCGTATCAACGAATACACAAGATGATGATGGATAAATTACAAAGTTACCTACGCCAGTACTATTAGAAAGACGATGTTGCCCCACATATGCTGCGGTTGTTTGGTTATAACAATAAACTACTCCGCCAAGACCGCCCGATCCGGTTCCAGCCTGAATACATGCTGAATTGCCGCTTCCATCAGAGGTCATAGTTATTACTACCGGGCCACCAGTGGTTGTTATAGTAACCAAAAAATTAGTGGGTTGAGTTTGGCTGGTAGTTGAATTAAAAAATGAGCCACAGCTTCCGCTGATTGCCATTCCACCAGCCGAAACGGTTGATCCAGTTGCTCTTGGGACTAAATTATTTTTAGTTACGGTGCTTGTGGCTATTTGAGTGCCAGTAATGCCGCCAGTCGGAACTTGCAATGTATTGGATGAAATAACAATTGTTGAATTGTCTGGTTGAAGCGTTGCAGACATATTGCCCGACGAATCCAGACGCATAATTCCTGTTGATCCAGGAACAAAAGGCAATTGGATGTTATATTGAGAAGAAATCCCAGAGGGGGGCCCAAGAACTACACCATAAGTCGTTGCGGCGACGTTGGGCCTAATTGTTATTGATCCGATATCAAAATTGGCAGGCGTGGTTGATCCAGCGCCCTGTTTCCAGGTAAATGTTCCGCCAGCATAGCTTTCGCCGGGTAAAGAAGCGATTGTCGCATTTACTTCACCTGCTTTTGTAAGAGCAATGACATTTCCAGCACCGTCATTGTAAAAAAGGTCAGTAATCCCGCCGCCCGATTGAGCATTTGTATAAAGAAAAGTTAGATTGCTGGAGGCTGCAGGAACAGAAAACTGAACGCCATAGACATTTGTGGCACTATTGTTTTGGAAAGTTAAATTCGTGTTGATATTCAATCCAGCAGGTGTGATCTGAACTCCCGAACCAGGACTGTGGTTATGCGAATCTATAATCGTGAATGACTCATTGTTGTCTGCGGCGTACTGAGGGCCAGGCTCAGGATTTGACGAGCCCGCAGGATTGGCTAAAACCAAAGACATATTAGGCGTTATCGTTGTTCCCATTTAAAATATCCAAAGTGACACAGTTACTTCGGCATCACTAGTTAAGGTTAATGTTTGAGTGTTCAGAGGCTTACTCCTGTAAATTGTGGCAGCGGCATTTTGGTCCACGACAAACCAGCCCATGAGACCTCGGCCCAAATAATGATTAAAAGTCGTTGATCCATTTATCAAATTCACGTTCGGTAAAATATTCCCTTGTAGTAAAACATTAAAAAGCGCTGGATTTATTTGCGATGCCCATTGCTTCTGCATGAGCATTAAATTCTGATCAGGACTTTGGAAAATCTTAACGGCCATCTATTTCAACTCTACGCCATCAAATTCCATAACCGAAGCCTCCGCCTGATCCCCAACCGTTAAACATGCCCCCTCCAAAGTTTGGATCACCAACCATGGCTCTAGAATTTGTCGCAGTATTAGGCGCGCCTACGTTACGATTCGCAGCTTCCGTTTCAATTCTTAAGAGTAACGCTTCTTTTCTTGCATCAAGCCTCGCCGCCTGATCTGCGAATTGCTTTTTATCAAGAGACTTTGAAGCAACATCGACAACCACGTATTCATGCCAGCCAGAATAGCTAAATGGCATCATGTCTGTGTCTTGTAAGAGATCAAGAGCAAGAGGCACATACCAAAGTCTAAATGCTTGCCCAGTATTTAAGGGGATAACCGTGACGTTAGTTCCCATTTCTCGATATTGAAACTGACAATATTGACCAGCGGTATAGTTTGCCGCAGCGCCAAGCAAGAGATTGTATTTGTCAAGATCGGCGGCATTGCATCTAGACATTGGGACCCATCCATTAGGATTGGTCACTTGAGCGCCGAAGCTATTCACTTCCATCTTGTGAACTTTAAAACAGGCCGCTGCGGGCGTTCCGTTAGGATTTGGAAGACCATTTATGTTCAAAAAGTTCTGGCCATTGGGTAAAGGATAAAACTGTTGACCAGCACTGTAGAAAACCTGAAGGGGTGCTAAGAAATAATCTTCGCCATACTTTTGTACTAGTAAGCCGTACAATTCCTTGGCTGATTGATTAATCTCAATATTCCATTCATCGTTAGTGACAAAATTGCTCTTGAGCATATCTGTGCGAAGTCTTGCTTGATATCTCAAATAACCGAGATTGATCTGGCCAGGGGCGCAAGGCGTTATTGAGTTTGGCTGGCTAGGCGTGTAGCCGCTACCTGCCGAGACCTGATAAAAATAATTGGTCCCGATTGTAACGGATGAGTCTAGATACTGATTAGTTGTTGGGCTTGCAACAGTTGTCCAAGTTTGCCCGTCAGTACTTCGCTGAACCGTATAGCTAGACGAGGGAATGAGGTTCCATGTTAATAGATTAACCCCATTCCCCGTCTGAAGAATTACATTCTGAACAACGGCCATTTAGACCTCTATTTTACGGATATCGCGCCGTATTGTCAGAAGGCGACAGTTTCGCATCTACATAAAATGACATCCCAACCACCGAGTTATTGGCTGGGTTGGTCGGGACAAGAGTCGTTGTGCTGGAGTTTGTAGCGGCCAGGAATTGAACCAGAACCCATCCGCCGACATTTGCAGAAGCACCGCTTGCGATAGGAGCAATGGTCAAATTGGTATTTCCGATGACTTCAATTGAAGTGATCCCAGAAACCCCAGCGGCAACAACAGTTCCAGAAGAACCACCGCCAGTTGAAACTCCACTGCTAGTAGCGATAAACGGAACGCCAACCGCAGGAGTTACACCATGTTTTACGCCGACACCCTGCCAGCAAGCGAGATTAGTATTGGTATTCACAAGAGCGAAAGTAAACCCAGTAGCAAACCCAGCAACAGCAGCTGAATATGCGATTGCAGTCGTTGAACCAGTTCCAGAAACGTATGTCAAAGTACCAGAGGCAGCCCCAGGCATTTGAGCGCCAGTCGTGTTAAGTGTCGTGCCACTAGAAAGATTGGCCGTAACGGTGTAGAGGTTGCCGAATCCATCAGTCCAAACCGAGTTAGCATTTGCCGAAGCGGTCGTAACCGTGAACACAATCGGAAGTTGAGCCGTATTGCTTTGGCTAATCGTGGTCGTTCCATCTTCAGGAATGCCAGCCAGCGGAGCAGCAAGAGTAGAGGTTGCCGTAAGGGTACTAGTTCCTCCACCAGAGGTCGTAAAGCTATCAACACCCTGAACGCCGGAAGGTAAAAGATTGATCGTCGAGCTAAGTGCGGTTGTAATATTCGCTGGCGTCGCATTCTCAGCAATAGTTTGTTGGACATATTGGAGACCGCGTTGTCCTACTTGAACTTGAGGGCCCAAGAAGGTCGGAGCTGATCCGCCAACACCGGTTACATAGAACCAGATAACGAAGGTATTTCCGTAAGCATCAAAGAGCGTGAAGTAAGTTGAAGCCAAAGAACCGTTCACGTCAGCAACAGGAGCGATAGTCGCCGATCCGTCAGGACCCGTGCCAACTGATGCGATCACGTAAGGCGTTCCAGGAGTCAAAGAGGTTGAATTAATGGCAATCGTTCCACCGGTTGAAGGAGAAACAAAGCCAGAGAACCCGCCTAAATATCGGTTATAGTTAGAGGTCAAATGGATCAGAGCATAACCGGCACTCGGATTAGGACTTCCAGGGGCCTGATATGTGATTGATTCGCTAGTATGGTTACCGGTAGGCGTTGCGCTGATACTTACCGCAGAACTAGAAAGAATCGACGTGATCGTTGTCCCGGCAGGAATCCCAGTTCCTTGCACTTCCATTCCGGGCATAAGGGAACTGGTTCCACCAGCAATTGACGTGATTTGAGCTGCGGTAGTCGCAACGGTTCCGGTCAAAGATGCAGTCGTATACATATAGACCGCTTTGACGCCCTGGCCCTTTAAGGTTCTATTCCCGTAACCATTGCCGTTTGTAGAATCGACTGTGAAGTTACAATCAATGAGAACAGGTTGAGCCCCGAAGGAGTACAATCTTCCGCCGTTATTACCAATAGCATTTGCCATGATTAGGACCTCTATCCCCGGTTTTGCAGCGCTTGAGTGTCGGGGCACTAGTCAAGCCGCTTGTAGGAAGGCCCTACAATAGTGTAAGTTTGTTTCAGAAATGCTGGCTTGTAGCATGAAGGTCATGCAGACGGCTGTTAACCGTCAGTCGATGGTTCGATTCCATCCGAGCCAGCCAAATAAAAACCCGGCCTTTTTTAAGGGCCGGGAGAATAAACTCTCTGGGCGTTTTATTTTTTATTGAGGCAAGCTTACCACGGCATTAGCGCCAGGAGCATTGCAAGACAAATTCAAATAACCACCGACTCGAATCTCGACTGCGTCTTGCCCTGGAATGGGAAAGCCAAGCATGTCATAAAAGCCCGGGAAAGTTAAGAATTGAGGAATTTTCCCCAAACTTCTCAGTTTCCAAGTCTTCATCGTCAAGATGTACGCCGTTTGAGCAGGGCAGTTACGATCTTGAACGATAGAGATTTCACCGTTGGCGGTCGGTAATACCAGCGCCTTAAACGAGATTTCAACCTCCTCGTTCACTTTGGCTCTGATCATTTGGTATTGGCCTTGGCCCGTCAAATTCTTAACCAAGGTCTGATAAGAGACCGGGTTAATGAAAATAACGTCAGGGTCACCAGCTTCAGACGATTGTGCGGCCAATTGGTTAGTCGCATCAATCAAACAATCTTGAATCGATTCAGCGGTCCCAGCGAAACGAAGCCCAGCAAGTTTAGTCGGGCTTACGCTGCGGTTTTGAGTGAAGAAAGAGTCACTCGAGGCCGGAGCAGTCGAAGGAATCCAAGCGCCCAATCCTGCGATGCAGAGCATGTTGGCGCTATTCAATCCGTTGGTGACAAAGCTAGTGTCGCCAGCCCTGCTCAAATAAGGAAAGCTTGTGGACCAGCCGCTAGGCGTTCCAGCCGCACCTTGTTGAGTCGCGCTTACCGTCACAGTACCGGCACCAGTATCAACGGCGATGACATAACCGATGGCTGCACCAGTTGATTGGGTTGCAGTGCTTCCGCTTACCGAGAAGCTTGTCAAAGCCATGTTCACCGAGAACTGATAAACTTGACCGAGGTTGTCGAGGGTAATGACTCCGCTTGTGATCGAGCCAGACCCACCATTAGCGCCGTAAGAGCCGCGAGTACCAGAACCGTCGCTAAACATCTGGAATGCAATGTCATTGGCAGCCCCCATGTAAAGAGACTTAACGTTCATCTTCGCTGCAGGCATGAAGGCTCCGATATTTTGAGCCGATGCACGCAAGAATTGGTTCTGGATAGAGCCAACGCGGTAAACGTTAACTGTGGTCAAAAGGAAAGACGCAGTGGCCGGCGCAGTTTGATAGGTCTGCGCGGTTCCGAGGTTCGCAGAACCCCCACCACCAACATCATAGAGCACGGGAATCGGAAAGTTCAATCCGCCCAAGCCCATTTCCGTTTCATCTTTGTCGCACATCGACAAGAAACGGTTTTTGTTAAACACAAGGTCTTTCATGACCCATGCGTCATCAGAATAAAGCTGCTTTAAGACCTGCAAGTTATCCTGACTATTTGAATATGCAATCGCTGGATTCGCGGGAGTACCCATATATTATCCTTGTTTAGCGGCCTGCACCCTTCGGATCGCTTCAGCGATCTGTTCAGATTCTGACAAAAGGTGAAAAGGCTTAGGCTTCACGACTGTTGAAGTCGGAGCCATGTTTTGTGTTAGAGTTTTTGATTCAGTCTTCGGAGCGCCTAACACTTTCTTCTCCGTTACTGGTTTAGCTTCGTCATCAAGAATCGTTTTCCATTTCTGGGCACGTTCTGTCAGAGCGTCAGATATTTCTTTTGCGGCTTGTTCGACCGTGAGCTCGGTCCCGTCTTCTTCGAATGAATCGTTTATGTGCTGAAGGACCGTGTCGTAAGCTTCCATCTTTTTAACGGCCGCAAACTCAGGCTTTTCAGCAACTACTCGTTGAATCTCAGCCTTCCAAAGTGCTTGGTTGGCCTCGTATTCCTTAACTTCCTTTTCTTCTAAGGTCTTTCTAAGCTTGACCTGTTCTTCTCGAAGCTGGCGAAGTTCCTCTTTTGTAGGGTCTTTTGCCGCCTCTTTATTGAGCTCATGTTTCACAATTTCTTCATAGGCCACGCCTAATTCATCAAGCCCCGAATAATCTTTTGCTTTTATTTTTTCTTTAAGCTTATGAAATGAGTCAGCATCCGCCATTTTCTCAGCGAAGGTCCGCTCTTTTTCTTGAATGGCTTTCTCTCTTGCGCGCTGGGCCGCTTCTTTTCTAGCGATGGCCGACACTTTGGGAGATAACTGGATTTCGCCAGGCGGTACTTCGGCAACGGGTGCCGTCGCGGGAGTTGTAGTTTCCGCTACTGGGTTCTCTGGTATTACGCGTTGAGAGCCCGTAATGGTAGTTGTTCCTTTTGGATCAAAGCCTTGAAACTCTTTAACGGGAAGATCGAATTGATTAGGCTGATTGGTTTGAGTCCCTACGGGCATAGGCATAGCTTCTGTTGTAAATGGCATAATTTTTTCTCCTTAGTTAATTAAACTGCAACGTTACTAGTTGGGCTTACCGAAGGTTGAGGCGGCGCGACCGGCAATGGTTGTTGGGGTTGTTGAGCAGGGCCCTGAACCGGCGGCGGCGCCGCCTCAGCCTTCAAATTTTGAATAGCTGTAAAGTATTCTTGGATTAATTGAAGCTTTTCGTCTTCTATGTCAGTGACTACGTATTTATTGTAATATTGAACCGTCTTTTGAGTCGCAAGGTCTGTTGGATCAAGTATGAATTGATCGGGCGGATTGTAACCCTTTCGGCCATCCTCAATAATGCTATCCAAGTCATGTAAAATCCGCTCTTCTAACGCGACGGCTAATTGATCGTCTTGTTCAAGGTCTGGGAGTCTTGAAAGTCTTCGAAATTCTTGATTTGTTATTTCACCAGCGGCCAACATCTCAGACAATTTCGATTGTCGCCCCACTGGGTCTTTGGGTAAAGACGACTCTTCATAACAGCGAATGACGTTTGTATTTTCTAAAAGGTCAATCTTGGGGAAATCTACTTTACGAGTCCCATCCCGGCCTGGATAGACAGTCATGTACTTTCCATCTCTTTTTGCAATTAACGCTGCGCGATCAAGCGTTTTGGACGCTAGGTCAGTATAGAAATCTTGATAGCGCTTCTGCATAGCAGAGGATCTTGTTGATTGGATGTTCATATACTCGCGCTGCGCTTCGCCGCTATTTAGGCCTGCTGGCTTTGTCCCATTGGCACTTAACGAACTGATACCTGAAATTTGATAGGCGTTTTCGATGAGCCATTTGATGTATTCATAAATCTCAGCATTGTTAGACGTTGCGTTAACAAACTGAGGAGCCTCGGCCATCGTTTTAACTTTGATGATTGAAGCAATATTGTTATTGAATGCCGTCTCAAGGACTTTTGAGAGTTCACTGATAATGATCTTTGGAACGCCGGTTAACTCAATGGACTGAGATGCGATAATTAGCATCTTGTAGATTTCCATTTGCGTGGGAAACAAGATTTCAGCTAGGCCCTGGCTAAACCAGCCAACCATATTGTCATTGTAAGAAAGCTTTGAAAAAGGAAAGTAATCAAACTCCCATGATTCGTCTAACAAAATGCCATCAGCGCACGCTATTACATGCCGACCGTCCTTGGCCGCGTCTCCCGACGGAAGATGCCATCCTTCGCTCACAATGATATTATCTGCAATCGTGTCTGTTGACTGTGGCGAACTATCCACAGTTCCCGCTTGAGACATCATTATTTTGTCTGATGCCTTTGGCATTTCTTCAGCCAATACCCCACGATCACAAAGCTTTGTTTGAATTAATCCTCTAGGATTTCCATAGTATGCATCGTTGAAATCGACTAAGAGTTCAGTTTCAAGTGTTCGCTCATGAAAGACTTTGCCGTCTTTTTCTCCCACCTTAACAAGGCCATTGCCTAAGATTCCTGAATCTCTGAATGCTTGAACGCCTTTTCCATAAGTCTTACACCGGTAAAATTCTCCCCCGATGAAGTTATTGACTTGCTCGGCAATCTGTCTTTCTTTATATTTTGAGGCATCGGGAATCCAAACAGGCGAGGGGTTATCTTGAGTAATCTGAGAGGTTATGGTGTCAACACATGAATAAACCACATTCGCTGTCGGTCGGCCCATTGGCATTTGTTGGGAATTGTCGAGAGTTGATGTACTTGCTAGGTAGTTATAAAGGGGTTTTCCCGAAAACAAACGAGAGTACAACGACGCTTGTCGTATGCGGGCCGAATGGAATTTCTTCAGAAATGCCGTTGTGCTTAAAAGTTGGACTAGCAATTGCTCATCAGACTGTGAATGCCACCACGCGTAATAGTTAGAATCCTTTTCAATTGTCTTCTTATCCCGCGGGTCAATGACTTTATCTTTAACCTTTATTACTTCAATTGGCTCTATCGCGAAGGCCATTAGACTTCAGCCTCGGGAAACATCTTATCAGCCAATTGCTGGGCCGTAAGATTCATGGTTGAAACCATTTCTTTAATCTTAGAATTAGCCTCGTCTATTGCTTTTTGTTGAATAGGATCAATAGCACTATTCGTTGGCGTCGGAGGCAATGGCTCTAGTTTTTTTACTTGGAATTCGTCAGACTCTTCAAAATCAATCTCATGCTCAATACTCTTGAAACGCTTCACTCCAGCGGCCCTCAAGGCTTGAACTAATGAGACAGTTTCCTGTAAGTTCATTACAGACTTTCAAGGTATTTGGCCAAGCGGGCTGAAATCTTCTTACGCTTAGCTTCGTCCTGGCTAGATTCATTCTCGCCCATCTCGGCATCCGTTGCCGGCTCATGGTCTGGACTATCAAGAACATCGTTTACTTCATCGTCTTGTTTCTGGTCCCAAGCACGATTCGGATCGACTGCATCTTGACCGGCATAGTCCATATCTTGGCGAAGATCGGCTTGACCCGATTGTTTCTTTTTCTTTCTGATGGACGCTGAGAGTTCTTTTCCGTCAAGCATGTCAGTCTTCCTTTTTGCTCAAGTGATGTAGGATTGTGGCTTCAACTGCGCCCATCAATCTTTTGTGATCTTTGGAATGAATAGAATCCATAAGTTCAGCACCCAGGGCATCAGAGATTTCGTCATCAGGCTTGGCGCCTTCGGGCTCATGGCTTTCGGCCTCAACCTTCACAGGCTCTTTTTGTTCGGCAGCGTCTTCTTTGTCAGGCCGTTTTAGATGTGCTAGAGGCATGATCGCCCTCCTTGTCAATTACACAGTCAATAATGGCCGAGAAGGCTTTCATCATGGATTTATGATCTTTAGATTCAATGGCTTGAGATAGTTCATCAAGGGCAGATTCGACGAGCTCGTCCATTTCGGTGAATCCATACTTTGATACACCACTTAACTTTCTAAGCTTTGGGAGTTTTTCAGTCTGAAGAAAAGGGAGCTTCGTCATACACTATTGACGTAGTGTTTCAGAAATTATATTGATTGAACCATGAATCGTCGTGGATTTTTAAAGGGACTGTTGGGAACCGGAGCTGCTTTAGCTATCCCCAAGGCTTTGTTGCCCGAACTAAGTCTACCAACATTTGAATCTGTGGCAGTTCAGCCTATCATCGAATATTCCCATTCTTTAACTCAACTAGCTATTTTAAAAGAACTTTATTCAGACAATATTGAGGAACTTGTCTATCGGAGAAATCCATTTTTAGAAATGATCCAGTCAGAAAACCAATGGACCGGAACTTCTATGCCCATTCCTATATCTTATTCTTCATAACGATTCCAAGGCGGCACGCCGAACCTATCGTTTTGCCAACTAAACGCATCGCCCTGCTTTTGGGCCTGTTCTCGCTGAATCTTTTCGATAATAGCCTGCTTGTGCAAGTCTTCTTGCTCTTTGATATATTCTGGAGTTCCAAGTTTAGGAACAATCTTCGCTGGCCTTGATAAGAAGTGCCAGCCGTTGAACCAGCCATAGAGAAACGCGTCGCATAAATGATTTGGAAGTGTAGGATGTTCCTTCCTCGGGAAGGCTATTCGATCTCCGTCAGTCTGCCAAACAAGGCGCATCATTTCGTCGACGAGCTCAGAGCAGGACTCATGGATTTTGATTTTGCCAGTCAAAAGATCGCCGTTACATTGCTCGATATGCTCGGCCTTCCCAAGTTTATCAGCATAAACAAAGGGGATGTCGCCACGCATGTTCATTGTCTCAACGCCCTGCTTATTAGCGCCGTCAATGATTACATTTTGCACAGGAAAGTAAGGATCATTGAGATATTTCTGGATTGTCTTTTTGACTGATAATTCAGGGTCATCATGATCAAAATACATCTTGGGCTTCTTAAAGCATTTGATTATGTAGAGATTTGGATCATTCTCGTGATAGCCGCTTAGCACAAATGCGTTATCGTCTTCCCAGCCAGTATCAACGCCGAGGTTAAACGTCCAGCCCTTAGAGCCTGGATATGGCAAATCCTTATAAAGATTTCTCTCAGCCGAGTACTTGTAAACCAGCTTGTCTTCATCGACCACCCATTGATTGAGATATGCTTGCCTGAATCGTGCGGTTCCCATTAGCTGGGGTTGATTTACTGCTATGAAGTTGAGCTCTTCTTGCCATTGCTTACAGACATATGGATTGTCATGAGCCGACCATTGATGAAGGCTCCAGCCCTTTTCTTTTCCGATAGTGATGTCATAGAAAAGTCCGAAAGTAATGTCTGATGCCATGCCAGAAAGAACAACTGTTCCTTGCATATCTACAACTGAAGGTCTAAGAACTACGTAAACAAGGTCCCTTAGATCAATTGTATAAAGAGCAGCTTCGTCGATTATGATTAGTTTGTATTTACGTCCAAAGAGTTTCTTGCGCTCTTGTTCATTCACGTCAACGCCAGCGACGTAAATTACAGAGCCGCCAGGTCCAGTCATCGTTAGTTCCGATTTGTTCGGAACATATCCTAGGTTACAGCGTTCATTGATATGTAGGAGCACGTCTTTCCAGATGATCCCCTTAGCTGCCATGCGAGTGAGGCCAAGATAGAGAATATTGCATTGAGGAGTTTCTTCCGCCTCTTTGAACATGTAAATGCCATCGGCGTAAGATTTGGCTCCGCGGCGAGTAGTGAATGATGCCTTGAGCCTATGTGGGTCTTCGATGAGTTGTATTTGTTTATCGAATGCTATGGATTTCCAATCAAATCTTGAATGTCTGTATTGATGAAGTCTTTGAAGAGGCGTTGTCATTGTTCTTTCTTATAGACTTTAGCCTTTTCAGCGATCATCTGAGGGTATTTGCTTTCGATGTATTCAAGGGTTTCACGCGCTATTTCTTCTTCGTTCTCGGGGCTAACATCAATTGCTTCAGGCTCTGGCACTATCTCTTCTTTCTTCGGAGCGTGTAGATAGCGGCTAGCTTCTTTGGCTGCTTGAATCCGCATCTCTGGAGTAATGACATAACCCATTTTGATAACTGCGCCATCGCCTTCAGCTTTTTCCGCGAAGTAGACCTCGTTTTCATATCCAAGACCTTTCCAGTCTCCATTTGCAAAGCGTAGCAGAATTTCGAGCGGGTCCATTCCACATTTTTCAGCTAGTTCTTGGACAATGAGTGTTCTTTTGTTAGGTGAGCCCTTCGGTCTTCCTGAGTTACCTGGCTTAAATGGCACGTATAGTTACCGTTGAATACATAGTTACTTTAAGTTACCTAGTAAACACAACATTAGCTAGCGGCACGATATCTGTCTTATTAATTATGACTCCGTCCTTATGATAAAATATTGATTTTACTATATATTTAGCATCGTGAACGGTTTTAGCTGTTAGTCTAAATTCCTCTACAGGCTCTTTATTCTCGCCATTTGGAACACCTTTGTGAAATTTAACGAATTTTCTAGGAATTGCTTCCGCTATCATCTCTTCGAGTGTCATTGTCTCTCCTTAAGTTTTTATTCTTCGCGATCGCTCTGCCAATCTTTGTCAATGGCTCTGCGATATGTGCAAAGCCTTCAGTCAAAAGCCTTGCAATTCCATGATGCCGCATTTCTACTTTCACGTAAACGAATTCTAATAGGTCTTTCTGCATCACTGAGAATCCAAAGATATGGCTTTCATTGTCTTTTGAGCAAGCAACTCGGACATTGTTCTCTGGATTCATCAACTTTTCTTTGATTTCATGTCGATAGAATCCATCGGGAATCAGTTCTTCTTGAGGATGTGAGTCGAACCATACTGACCTGCGCCATGTTGAAAAGATGAATGGAGCATCGTCCTTATAAACAAATGGTCTTAAAACAACTATCACTCGGTCTAAGTCCATTAAGTTTATGAATTCCTTTATTCTTTTGATAGCCCTATTAATTGAAGAATAACAAATATCTGTTGCTGATTCTATTTCTCTGAGACTTTCTCCTTCACAATGAAGCTTCCACACTTTCCTTGCGATCCATGGTCTTACTTTATTATCACCATGTTTGAAGATTCTTTCACAAATACTTTCAAATTCTGGGTGATTTAAAAATTCTTCTTCTTTGCCAAATATCGGGTTTGGCCAATTGCTTCCTTCTTCATTTGTTCCGATTGTTGGCGAGATACCACATGAGCCGGAATATGATTTGAGAAGCCCATCGGACGCTTCAATATCTTTGAACCATTTTTTATTAGCTTTTCGATACCATTTGGATTGAATGGCTTCACAGATATTACACCCAATAGTGATATTGAAATGCCCACAATTAGACCGCGTCATTAGGCGGTGGAACCGCAGTTAATTTCTGAGGATTATTTTTCAAGTTCTCAGCTTCAATTTTCTTTCGATTCTCTTCTGAGATTTCCCAGGTTAAATGATTTGAAACACTTTTATGTAGCGTCCTATACATTTGCTCGAGAGTCGTTTCGTGGATTTCATTTTTGATGTGATGAATATCGGCAATAATTACCTGCCGAGCTAGATCATCTGGCTCAAAGCCTGCTCGGGCGCAAAGCCTCGATACAATGGCCTCGAATTCAGCCCTTGTCTTTGGCAGGGGGATTGTGGCTTCCCAACCTATATTTGGATAAATGCTGTCGGGGCCTAAAGGCTTTTCCTGCATCTCTTTTCTTGTCATTGGGTCACCGGCGGAGTCGCGTCACCTTGATCAATTTTATCAGGAGTTGATGCTGGTTTAGCTGCCCCATTCGCTTTGGCCTTTTGTGCGGCTAAGGCTTTAGCAGTTTTTTCTTGCTCCGCTTTGATTTCTACTTTAGCTGCCTGATCTGCTTCATTGTCGAGGACTCTGAGTTGGCGTCTAATATCATCCATTTGCTGAGGGATTTTTTCAAGCTGCCATTGAAGATGGCCCAGGGTTGCTACTTTTTGATTGTAATCGCGATTGATCTCTTGAACGGTCCGAGTTTTAGGCATTATTTTTCTCCTTGTTCTTCAGTTTCTTTTAAGACATATTATTTAAGAAATGAGGTGTCAATGCACAAAAACATTAGCACTGAAAATACTTCCTGCAGTTCCTGTCAGGCATTTTTGCCGCAATGCTCCTATGTGATCCAAGACTTTTATTTATGGCTATCAAAAAACTTTCCTGATGCCCACATTTGCCAGGGCTTTAGGTCCGAAACAGACCAGCATGCCGATTTCTTGGCTGGAAAGTCAAAGCTGGACTATCCGAGAAGTGCCCATAATAATTTGAAGGACGGCCAGCCCTTTAGCGAAGCAATTGATGTATTTCAGCTTTTGCCAAATGGAGAAGCGGCATTCCCGCCCACATATTATCAAGACATCTACAATTCTTTGTTGAATGCAAGTCAACCAATAGCCTGGGGCGGCAAATGGCTAACGCTTGTTGATCGTGACCATTTTCAAAATGCATCTTGGAATCCGCCGGCATGACGTCATGGCAATATTATCTGGTAATATCCTGTATTATTGGTGCCATTTCATGGATTGTATGGACCGAGGCGCGCGTTAGAAGCTTGCAATCTGCTTTGAATATGGCTAAATGGACAAATGAGAAAACGGATATCAATACCGCTGTTAGTCAGCTTACTCCTATCCAGCGCGTTAATGAGCTCGAAAGCGATCTTGGCAGCGGACCTAAGCCCTCAGCTTAGACCAGCATTCATAACCCTTGACGTCAGTCCTTCACCTTCTCCTGCGCCAGATTCAGACGATGATTCAGATACAGAAGTCGCGCTAAATCCAGAGCAGCAAGAAAAAGTCATTGAATGTTTCAGAGATGAAAAGGCTTGTGAGACTCATTTGGCTACCTGTAACGCCAATTATGCACAAGAGCCCAAATCAATTATGGATCGCGTTATGATATTTGTCGGTGGGATTCTTGTTGGAATGGTAATCCATAATCAAATTCATTGAGTCCTATGATGGCCCGGAAGTCACAAGCCACAAAACCTCTTCAGTGATAACGAAATGGACAAATCATTTCAATGGCCCGTGAATTTGGATCAACTTCATCGTGAGAACGCCCACAACATTAAACATCTCATCGGAATGGTATCCATGCTTCACGAGATGATTTATGGTCTCCTTCAGTTCTTTCACATCCTGTTCATTTCTCTTTTTGATTTGAGCAGGAGTCATGCAAGGCCCACAAGAATTTGCCAGTTGATTTTTAGCCGATATCGGCATCGGCATCGGTGTTGCTCTACTCATTTATTTTGTCCTCCCCGGAAGCATATAAATCTTTGAACATTTTAAAGGTTCGGCCTTCTCCCGAAGTACAGAGCAAAGAAAGAAAATAGGTCGCCGCCTTATTTGATATTTTATGGATTTGATCTGGAGTGGCTGGCAGTCCGCCGTCATTTGCAGCCCTTTGCCATTCATCCTGAAATGCGCAGGCGATATTGGCCTGCCAACCTCGGCGATACCCCTCATCCTCAAGAGCTTGACGAAGGACATCCAAGGCTTCGGGAACTGTAATTGCTTTATAAGGTGTAGTCATTTCTTTGCTCCATTCCCCATAGGAATCACTTTTTAATCCAAACCTTTTCAATACGAACTTCTTGGGCATTTCCGTCATATTGCCAGCAAAAAGATTCGGCACTCTCGTAATTTTCAGAAGAAAATAAGAGAGAAGCACCGAGATAGGTATATTGGCCAATGACTCTGAACATTACTCTCATTTTTGATTCTGGTAATTCTATAGTGGTTTCGCTCATTTCTTAAGCCCCAATTTTATCCCAAGCAAATAATCAATACTCACGCCGGTCGCCATGTGAATTTTGTCCAATGTTTCTATTGATGGTTTTCTTTTGCCCGCTAGAATTTGAGAGACTGCCGCTTGGGTCAGCCCACAAAGTTCGGCAAACCGGGCATCGGTGATGCCTAGGGCGCTTATCAAACTTTCAAGTCTAACTCTGAAAAGACCCATGTCAAAATTCATTGTTTCATCATCGGAAGTATTAAAACTTCCCAATCTTTGTCCAATCATCGGCCTTTAGCTCTACTTCGCAAGCCAAAGCCTTAAAAAATGTTCCTTTATATTCACCCTCAAAAATTCCCAAAGTAGTAGGCCCCTCTGAACTTAAAATCCCAATAGTGTCCCCTTCTTCATTAAACCAAACGCTTTTAAATTCGTGGTACATTGGATTGTCCCATACTCCTAACTGGATAGTATTTATTCACTTCTCACTCCTGTTTGTCCGCTCGGGACAGTTACTCTTCGACATTTATCGCTCCAGCTGCGGACAAGTTTCCAGACCCATACCCATACCCATACCCATCCCCAGACCCATCCCCAGACCCAGAGCCTCTACCATCGATCATGAAATTACCTCATCCCAGCCAGACCCATACCCA